GCGAACAAAGAGGCCACTGCTATTGAGATCTTCTCTCGTGTTAGGATGGCTTATGAGGAGTTGCCTAACTGGCTTAAACCTCCAGTGAAAGAGTATGCTAAGACATCTATGACTCTTGAGAATGGTTCTCGTATTGGTATTACAACTACAACCGGTACAGCTGCTCGAGGCCAATCCGTTAACTGTTTGGTTATTGATGAGATGGCTTTCATTGAACCTCACTTGGTAGAAGAGTTTTGGAAGTCAGTCTATCCTATTATCTCTTCATCTAAGAAATCTAAAGCATTCATTTGTTCTACTGCTAATGGTACACAGAACCTCTTCTATAAGATCTACAATGATGCAGAGACTAATCCAGATAGTGTTTGGAATAGAGGTAAGATAATGTGGAATGAGGTTCCTGGTCGAGATGAGAAATGGGCTGCAGAAACCAGAGCATCTATTGGTAGTGATGAAGCTTGGCGACAGGAGTTCTGTTGTGAGTGGATTAACTCTGGTGAGTCATCACTTGATGATGAGCTCTACGAGAAGATGGAGAAGACTATATGTGAACCTAAAGTGATACTTGATGATGGTGCTTATAAGATATGGGAAGATCCAGATGAGTCTCGTTTCTATGCTGCTGGTATTGATACAGCTGAAGGTGTAGGAAAGGATAGCTCAGTTATTCAAGTCTTAGACATTACAGACCCTGCTGAGGTTAGACAAGTAGCTGTATATAGAAACAATAAGATCTCTCCTCTTGAGTTTAGTAATAAGGTCTATCAAGTACTTCGTAACTATGGCTCACCTCTTGCTCTTATTGAGCGTAACAATTGTGGTGCTCAAGTTGTAGATAGATTGGTACATGATATGGGTTACCCTAAGGTTGTTAGTTATGGTAACAGACAAGCTCATCGTAAGAATAGAATGTATGGTATGATTGCTCATACTAATACAAAGCACAAAGGTGTTATGAACATGCGCTATTGGATGAATGATCTTCAATCTATTGTAATGCATGATGCAGATACATTAGAAGAGTTTAAAGACTTTGTTCGCTATCCTAATGGTACATGGAAAGCTCAGAAAGGTAGACATGATGACTTGGTTATGGCTATGATGTATGGCTACTATGTTCTTGATAACGATATCTGTGAACAATACTTTGAGATCATTGAGAAGGATGATACAGGTAGACCTAAAGTTATTGAGCCAATGGACTTCGGTATACAAATGTTTGAGGATCCTACATCAATCTATAGTAATGAGAACATGGCAGGTGCAAGCCCAGATCTTAATCCTGTGTATTGGGGTATGAGTGATGGTACTGATGATGATATGGGTGATGATTATTATGACTTATTAGAGGCTGGATTCACTCCACTATAGATTAAATAAGAGTATGGCCAATCAATCATTTCTTAATAAGAGCAGAGCAGATAAGTTTAAGCTCGTTTTCTCTTTACCTCCAGCATTGAAGAAGATTGACTCAAAGGTCAGTAGAAGTACATACAATGTTAATGAGAATGCTATGCAGTTCTCAGTCTATGGTTCAGTTGTTCCACAGATAACAGTTCCTGCTATTGAGATTCTATATGCTGGTTCTAACCTCTTTAACTCTTCACATGCTAAGACACCATATGATCCAGTAACGGTAGACTTTACTATTGACAATGAGTATAACAACTACTGGGTTCTTTATAAGTGGCTTGACCTTATGCATGATGAGAAGGAAGGCCTCTTCGATGCAAGTAACATTGTTAGTGATGAAGACTTTAGACAATATCAAACCGATATGACACTCTATGGATTAGATGAGTATAACGAAGAGCGTATCAAGTTTACATACACTAAAGCCTTTCCTATCTCAGTTGGTGCTATCAATTACAGCTATAGAGATGAAGCAGAGATTGCAAGTTCTCTATCGTTTGTCTACTCGCAGATACACACAGAATTATTGTAAGAAACATCGATTTCCAACCAAAAAGCCATAAATAATAGTATGGCTAAAAGGACAATTCAAAGTCCGGGAGTTGAGATTCGTGAAAGTGACTTATCACTACGCACAGCTCAAACCGGGACTACCACTTACGTAGCTGGCTTTGCATCTGAAGGACCTACCGATGAGGTTGTTGGACTTGGAAATATTTCCGAGTTTGAGAATATCTTCGGTACTCCAAAGACTCCAGCTGAACGCTACTTCTATCACACTACACGTGCTACACTAAACTCTTCTGGTTCTGTACTTGTTAACCGCTTACCTTATGGTGCAAATAGCGGACAAGGTTTCGGTTCAAAGATTAGTGTATTGGCATACCCAGCTATTGTTTGGGATCGTACAGCTACAGCAATCGTAACCGATGCTTCCGTTGAGCAAGCAACTTACCTTCTTGGTGCTCCAACTCAGTTCGAAATGACTGATGCTGAGTATCTTCAATATAAGAGTGGTGAGTTAGTTGAACAAAGCTCTACTCTTAAGACCGCATTTACCGGTCTTGGTGACTTAGGTAACGCTGCCGTTGTTGTTGTTAACAAAGGACAAACAGTTATTGATGGTCAGTTCAATGGTTACTATGTTGGTGTTTCTGATAACACTAACCTTAACCCAGCAACAGACTTCGATGCTATTCTTGATGTTAAGACAGCAACAGCTACTCCAGCTGCTACAGGTCTTACTAACTTCACTGAAGTTCCTGCTTCTCGCTTCGAGTTCGCTCTTACAGCTACTCCCGAGTTTGGTACTAACCCTGCTACTAATTCCATCTCACAGGTTATGGAAGATCGTATCGTTGGTTATGACATTGGTGATCGTGAGTTTGATGATACATTGAACTTCGGTGTATTCAAGCTTCGTCAGTCAGTATTCTCTAAGGATGCTAACCGACTTGATTACCTCCTCGAGGAAGGCTACAATGGCTCTATTGGTCAATACCGTCAGCGTAACTCAGAGAATGGTGGTGCACCAATTAACTTCTCACTTGATACCGTAAATGATATGTCACGTAACGTTGACATTGTTGTTAACTCTTTTGTTGGTGATGCTCTTGATGGTGTACAACTCAATGCAGATGGTACTCCTATCAAGAAGATTCGTGTTTACACAACAGCTTTCAAAGAAGGTCTTCAAGGTGGTTCAATTACACCTGCCGCAGCTGGTCTTCCAGTAACCTTCTTTAGTTCTCCATTCAATAATGAGATTAATAAGAATGAAAGTCTTATACCTCTTGGTTCGTATGGTGAAGTAAATCTTACTACGAAAGAGATTGGCTCTATTCCACTTAAGCTTGATCGTGCTCTTGATCGTGTTCGTAATGATCGTAAGTTTGACATTGACATTATTGCTGAAGGTGGTCTTGGAACTATTCACACTTACATGGAGACATCAACCGCTACCCTAAGTGCTCGTGGATTTGATGATACTCGTACAACAGCAGCTATTGAAGCTCTACGTACATCAAGTGATCTTGACTCTACTGGTGAAGAAGCTCGTACAGCTTACACAACAGTCTTTAACCGCTTTGCAACATTTGCAGGTCCAGTTAAGGATGGTGGTCGTGGTGATATTCTATTCGTTGCTGATCCAATTCGTCAGATCCTCGTAGCAGGTAAGTCACTTAAGGTTCAGAAAGATCCTACTAAGAACTTCTACACTGACATCTACTGGGCAATGCGCCATCAGTTTGAACTTGCTAATACATCTTACGCAACCGTTTATGCTAACTGGATGAAGGTATATGATAACTACACTGGCCTTTACATCTACGTTCCATCTTCTGGATTTGCTTCCGCTAAGATGGCTTCAACAGATGCTGCAGTTGGTCCATGGGGCGCACCTGCTGGATTCAATCGTGGTGTTATTACCGATGCAGATGATATTGCAATCAGTCCTAACCAACGTCAACGTGATGACCTTTACACCGTTAACCTTAACCCAGTAGCAAACTTTGCTGATCAGGGTAATGTGTTCTTCGGTCAAAAGACTCTCCTTAAGAAGCCAAGTGCATTTGATCGTATTAACGTTCGTCGTACTTTCCTCTACCTTGAGAAGATCACTAAGAAGACAATGCAGTTCTTCCTCTTTGAGAACAACACATTGTTCACTCGTACAAGA